TCTTTTGCGGTTACATCAAATCGGTCATTCTTAAACATAGGAGCAATATTAAACTTAGCCTTAAATTTATCTAAGCGAAGACCAAGTGATTCCATAGAAAATCGTAATGTACCTTTACCGCCGGTACCTTTAACAAAGTTAACAATCTGCTCTTGTCCATCAATGAGTGCCTTGGATACACCATCTGTTGTTGGCAGATCTCCAAACATACTGTTGATAAAGCTAGGAGCACGCTTATCTATGTTAATTATCTTATCTGCTTCGGTCATAAATTTAACACGTGCCTGACGTGCTGCGTCAAGACGTGGAATAATGACTCGCTTGCGTCCTACAGACCCAGCTAGTACTGCTACTGCCTCTTCTGTATTCTCAAAGAACGCTCGTGCTGATGCTGCATTAGTAACTTGATTCTTCTGGAAAGCACGGATAACTTCTGGACCATACTCAGGTGCAAGGATCTCAAGTTCACGCTTAGCCGCTGCTGCATCTTTAGGAGAACGAGCCTGTGCCTTGGTGTAGCGATCTAGCGCTGCGCCGTAGGTATCCCAGAACTCTGCTACCTTTGGCATAGCAAAGGTTTCTGCAACTTTCTTACCGCCAGTAACTGCCTCAAGTGAATACTTACCAACTACATACAGACTGCGAAGTTTGGACCCTACGACAAGTGGATCTACAAAGAATCTAAATAATGTATCTACAGTACCTGATGTAAGAGAGTAGGCTAGTTTATTCTTCTCAAGTGCTTCAGGTAGAATAAGGTTAGCAAGTTGACGACCTGGTGAAAACTTAGCACGATCTACTACCCCAAGGGTTTCGTTAAATAGTGCTCGTTCTTCTTCTACGTTTTCTACACCGGCAATAACTTTATTTGTTGGGTCAGCGAAGGCAAGATACTTCATCTGTTCAGGTGTAGCACTTTTTGCAATAGTTGCAAGGCTTTCACCGGACTTAATACGCATAGCAATATCTACTGCATCTTGACCATAGAGGCCCTTGGCCTTTTCAATACGGCCTTCGTTAAAGACTTTGTCGCCTTTATCGTTTGCTTTATCCCAAGCAAAGCCAAGCTCACCCTGTGATAGAGGAATAGCAATAGCGCGATAGGCGCGAGTTACACCTTCAGATACTTCAATAGCAGCTTTGAAAGCTAAAGTTATTGGATTATAGTTAAAGGCTGCTGACATCCAACCCTTGCCTGGCTTCTCAATAACATCTTGTTGCCCAAAGGTTTTAACCATATCTTCTTGCTGATCTACTGGCATTTGATCAAAAGACTTCTGCGCTATATCAGTTGGAAGACTGCTAAGTTCTTTGTGCTTAGTCATCTTCTTAGAAAGAATATCAATCTCACGCTTTTGTTCTGGCGTTAAACCAGCAGCGTATGCGGCTGCTTTAAGATTATCAGCCATTAGTTACCCCGCGATAGTGCTTCTTGGTATAGGACAGCAATTTCTCCTGTAGTGTCAAATGGAAGCATCTGTGCCAAAGTGTCTGAAAGTTTAACTGTTACCTTATTCATACGTAGTGCGCTGGAACCAGGCCCTTCGCCACGATCAATACCTGATGTGATCGGTTCATCGGGACGTTCTGTTTCTGCATATAATCCTGTTAATGGCACCTCTGCTTGACGCAGTCTACCTGTTGGTCCTGATACTGCATCGGCAGTTTTTCCAAGTGGAGCACCTGATTTAATATCAGCAGTCTCAACACCCTCACCGTATGCAATAGAACCCATCTCTAGGTTATCTGTACGTGTGGAGAATTTACCTGGACCTGCTGGTCCAGCCAGTGGATTCATCATACTCACTGTTGTTCCTCCTCTAAAGTCTCTAAGTCTTGCGCCATCTTTTCCCAAGCCTGATTGGTTTCAGTCTTTTGGTTAGAATGGTAAATGCTTAATTCATATAATGATTCAAAAAATCCTGATACAACTTGCGAGAAGTTATATGCAGTCTCTGTAAGTATTACTACAAAATCGGAAGAGCGTATAGGACGACGTATTCTATTATGGTCCATCGTCCTACACACCTTCCATTAAAATAATTAACCCTTTTTTGTCTTCTTACCTGGGCGACCTGCTGGCATCATTGATGCCATTACCTTACCGCCGGCTGGCTTGGAGTGATCCATCTTGCCTTCCTTTGGCTTTGCCATTGGTGCGGCTGCGCGTGATCCTTTATTCATATTTCCACCTCCTTTGCTTATGCTGCGCCGGTGATGCCGGCTAGTAGTTGTGCTATATCGGGACGTTGACCAGCAGCAGGGGCCATACCACCTTGAGGTTGTGTTGGTTGCGCTGAGGCTGGGGCGGGGGCCGCACCTGCTGCTGGATTCTGTTGCTCCATACCTGGTGCCATAGGTGGCATCTCTGGGGTTGGTGCTGCTACTGGTTCTGGCATAAATGCTTTTTCGATAATGTTTTCTAGGGCTTGTCCTTTTTGGCGACCTTGGATAACAGCAGCGATACGGCTGATAATCTGTGAAGGGTCTTGGCCTTGCGCCGCGAGTGCCGGTATCGCCTGTGCATACTGAGCAACAGCAACCCGCAAAGAATCGCGCATTTCTTCAATGTCAACACGTTGTTCCTCCTGTGTAACGTTAAGATCCATCGGGATCTCACGACGTACATAGTCGCGTGATACGAGCTTGTCTGAACGCATTTGTAGCAAAGCGATGATGGCACGGTTAGGGTCCATACCAGACATAATTCCGTAACGGACATCTACGCCATACTCACCCTTAATGTCGCGTGATGGAATGTACTTGAGTACATAAGGTGTTCCATCGTCTGAACCCTTGATGGTTTTAGGAATACCACCAAAAATCTTCTCGTCTGCTTCAAAACAAACAGAGATAAGTTCTTGGAACATACGAGCAAACTGTGCTTGTGCTGCCTTGATCTGTGTATCAAAGCCTGCCTGTAGCGCTTGTACGCCACGACCAGTAACAACGGATGCGTCAATGTTGCCTGAGCGTGACTCAGGATAGCGAGCACCTAGACGTAGTTCACGCTCTAGGACACCGGATTCAGTAAAGACTCCAGGTGGAAGTTCTAGTGGTACACGACGGATGCCTTGTGGATTAGCAGAACGCATAATCGCGTCTGGTCCGAGTGCCAACTCCTGCACATCTTGTGGAATAGCAATAGGTGCTTGGATAGACTTTTCAGCAGCTTGGATCTGCAATACTGCAAAGCGAGCACGAGCGAGTTGTACTGAGAGTACATCATCGAACTGACCGCGTGCTTCTCCGTCAAGGGAGGAACGCATAATGACAGATGCCATTGGCTTGCCTAGTATGTTAGGCGTGCTAGATAAAACTAGGTTCTTACGCTCTGGTAGATATAACAGGTCTTGATCTTTATCGTGGTACTTGACCATTGAGATATAAGGCGAAGACAACTGGTACTGATTGCGACCTAGGATCTGGTCGTAGAACTCTGGGTACTGTGCAGCCAATGTCTCTGCATCGGTAACAATAACTTGGGTAACCGATAAAACTCGACCATAACGATCTAGCTCTGGGTAGGTACCAAATGGGTTAAGCATACGGATACGAGGATTATTATCATCGTAATCCATCTCAACCATACCAACACCTAGGCCGTAGGTGTTATACCAATCGGCTGCGGTATACATTTGGAGTTGTAAATCAGAGTTTGTGGCGTAAAAGTTAGCGATACGGGTGCGAGTATCTGCAGCTTTACGTGCTGTATCGGAAACCATATTGGTTGCTGAGCAGTTAAAGGATGGCAGTGGAGCCATAGCTTCTGCTAGATCACGTGCTGCTACGTCAATGAAGTTGGCAACGAGAGGCTTTGGATAGTCCTCTGAAAACATAGCAGGGTATACCTTGGAGATATCTCCCTGACGTACCGAAAGCACATCGCGCATACGCTGGTCACGTGCTGCTGATCGTGAGCGTAGCCGCGCTACTTTCGCGTCAACTTCTTTGACTGATAACAATGGAACTCCTAATAACTGGGGGTAAAACTATTAACGGTTGCCTCGGCCTTTGCCGTATTGAGGTGCGGCTGATCCTTTTAGACCAGTCTTAGCAGCTCTTGTTGTCTCTTTAACTTGCTTCTTTAATTCAGCTACGGCGTACTCTTTGCGTAAACCTTTTTTACCATCTGCTGTTGCTCTTATAGCTGTTCCAACTGCTGTTGGGATATCGCGTGCTTCGCGTGCTGTTGTCTTTACACGACTTGCAACCTTGCCTACTGCGCCTGCTGCTTTAGCAGCTAGTGATGGTGACTTCTTCTTTGCAGCGGCTGGCTTAACAGTAACGTTCTTTGAACTTGTTACCATTGAACCTGGCTTAAATGTTTTCTTTGGTGGGACTGGAGTAGCCTTAGCGGTACCAGTGATCTTGATCTTTGGCTTTTCTGATTTCTTCATTGCTATCTCCTTAGATGACTCTCATTTTATTTTGTTCAGCGAAGGCTTCTTCTAAGTTAATCACTGTTCGCTTGCCCATCTCTTGGCGAGATAGGAATGGATTTTTCATATGGTGGGTGGCATACTTTCCGTAGTTGAGCATCTCACGTGCTCGGATCTCACAGAACCACAAAGCCATTACCATATCGGTCTTACCCTTAGTCGTTGGAGTCCAGGTAATTAACTGCTCGATCAAAGCCTTGATATTCTCAGTCTGATCTGATGGCAGATGTATTAAGTTATCTCGATGGTGTTTGCCATCAAACTGCTTAGTACCAAAGAGGGTAGACATAGAAGCTACACCAAAACCGGCATCCCACTTGTTAGAACCAGTGTGGTGTTCCTTGAACTGGACTCCGCGAGAAGCCAAGTGCATACGGATACCTTCGTCTTGTGTTAAGAAGGATTGGAAGGCGTT